AATCGAAATCTTGAACTTCAAGGTTTCCCAGAACACTATGTTTATCTTTAACCTTGTCTTTAACCTTATCTTTACTCTCTTCTCTTAGGTGTTCTTGTCGTGTTATAGGAAACTCCTGAGTGTCCACAGAGGAAACTGAGGAGTGTCCTATGTGCGCCTCATTGGACACTGTAGGTTTCCTGTCCATAGGACACTGTAGAGTGTCCAATGGAGCCTTCTGATCCACAGGCTTTTCCACAGCCTGCTGACGCTTTGCTTTGGCCTTGGCCATCGCTTCCTTGACTTCTCTGACCGCACGGGTCTCGCCTGATTTGGGCATGGTTCTCTCCGGTTTGGGGTTGGGGTTCTTGAGTGCTTTGGCGACCAGCTGGGCGATCCTGCGCTGGCCTTCTGGGTCGATGGGTTCGTGCATCTGTCTCTCCTGTTCCTCCCTGAGTGCTGGTGGTCTGGTGTCCTCGTATCGGCTGGTGATGGCCATGGCTGTCTCGGCGTCCATAGTGCTGTCGTAGATGACCCGCAGGGTGTTGGAACGCTGGCCCTTGTAGCCCTTCTTGATGATCTCGACATATCCAGCAGCCCTGAGCTTGGCCACCTGGTTGGTAACGGCCTGGCGAGTGATCTTCAGCTCGGTGGCCAGCCTGGCTTGGCTGACCCAGGTGATTCCTGCCCTGTTGCAGTATGCGCAGACGGCTGCCAAGACCTGAAGCGCACCAGGCGTCAGGCGCTCATCAAAGACCGCCTTGAACGGCAGCACGGCCACCTTGCGCTGGTCTGGCGGCGCGTCCTTGGGCTTGATGCGTGGCCGCTTGGGCAGCTCAAAATTGATCGGTTCAGCCACTGCGTTCATCCCTGTTCACCTTGTGCATCAGCGCCCTGACCGCCTGCTCGGCTCCAGGCCAATAGATCTTGTCCAGAGCAGCCAAGCGGCGGTCGATGACTGCCTTGTCTCGGTTTACCTCCCAGGTCGTCAGCAGCACGCGTGCCTCGGCCATCAGCAGGGTTGTCCTGTCGGGTTCGACTGGGCCTCTGTGCTTGGGTCGGTCTGGTTTCCATGGGCGCTTCACTGCTTGCCTTCCCGCTTTGCCTGCAGCCGCAGCTCCTTGGCCAAGACCTTGCGGCCCAGATCGGTGATGACGCTGCCAGCAGTCACCAGACCTCTGCGCCTGAGCGACCAGTAGGTGACCCAGCTGCCGGGCACCTTGTTGTCCAGCTTGAAGCGCCAGCCCATGGCGAAGTGCTTGAGCATGAATACCTGGTGGTTCGACAAGCTCATCTGCGCGACCTCCAGCCGCGCCATGTGGTGACCTCGCAGTCCGACTCCCACACCTGCACGCCAGTGATCGTGGCCTGGTGGCGGCGCAGCTTGCGCATGCCCTTGAGGTAGATCTGCCTGGCCCGCTCCCTGGTGCAGTCCAGCTCCTCGCCTGCCTCCTCCAGCGTGCATTCCTCATGAGCTATCAGCTTGATGGCCAGCATCTCCCGGTCTGTCAGCGGCGCGTCATCCAGAATCTTGAACAGCAGATCCTTGGCCTCGAGCTGGCTCATGTCGTCCTGCAACTGCCATGACCACAGGTGCCTTGGCAGCTCGGGCAGTTCCTCGTCCCGGCTGTACCAGATGGTTTTGACCTCGCTGGGCAGGGATGTGACCTGCAGCTGGCCGTAATACGGTGACCGGCTCATGCGATGGCCCTCGCTTTCTTGTGCCGGATCGCCTTGGCCACGATCTGCACGGCCTCATCCAGCTCGGCGATGTTGCAGGTGTCCAGCTGCTGGTCGTGGATGTCCATGCCGATGTTCATGGCCACCAGCTCAGGGCCGGTGAAGCGCAGCACGCCCTTGGCCAGCGAGCGCTTGCCCATTGCATGCAGCGCGTCCTGGGCCGCCCGGATCTCGGCTGCCAGATGCCCGCCCAGCTTTTCCGGGTTGACCGTGGCCAGAGCCTCGGCCATGTTCATGGCTGCGATCAGCACGTCAACGGTGTCCCGGTTGGCCTCACCCGATGTCATGTCGAACATGGCCTGATGGTTCTTGATCTTGAGCGGGACGGCATGCTCGTTCTCACGCATGGGCTGGAACCCCGACAGCACCCACTGAACCGGGTTGACCAGCTGCTGTCGCGGCTTGTACTTGCTGCGCTTTCTCATGCCTGCCCTTTCTGTGCAAAATCCTCGCACTTGCGTTTCCAGCCCCACGAATCCTTGAGCCAGTACACAGGCGCGTAGAAGCGTGGTTTGTGCAGCATGGCGCAAATCAATGTTGGCTTGGGATGGGATCGCATGGTGGCGTGCTTGCACTGGTCGCAGTGCTGGGTCTTCATGCCTGCCCCCTTGCGCGGATGGCGGTGGCACCTTTCCGCTTTGCAGCCCCTGCTTGAGGCCACGCATTCCATGTGCCTGCTTCCGCCTCGTAAGCCTTCGCACACGCCTCACGCTCGGCAGCAGTGACAAGAGCGGCGAACCACTCCAGCCACTCAACCATGTCTCTGTCGCAATCCCATTCGCGGTCAGCCTCCCGCGCCATGCGGATGATGTCTTCGCGGTTCATTTTTTCCCCTTGCTGTTGCGCTTGATCCAGCAGCTGGCGCAGTACCAGCGGCCAGGACTCATCTGGATGCCACCCTCTGGCGGCTGCTTGCGCTCGCATTTGTCGCAAAAGCGCAGCTGGTGGCTGTGCCGCGGCGTGTTCTTCAACGTCATTGCCTTCACTTCAAAACCTCATGCACATAAACCTCGACCCTGGGCTCAAGGCTGTATTTCTTCTCGGCCACCAGCTTGATGACCTGCTTGTCGTCTTCGTAGATGACGCCGTTGAGGGCGTCCAGCACGGCCTTGGCTACGTTGTCCAGGTCTGGCTTGCCAGGGATGAGCTCGCCGTCCAGGGCTTGCAGCTGCTTGCGCTTTGACCAGCTCGGCGGGATGGCGTGATGGGCCACCACGCGCAGGCTAATCGGCGTGGCCAGCACCGGCCAGTCGCCCCTGGCCTTCTCTGCCAGGCGGGCGATCTCTGCCTCGTATGCCATGGTCGCTGCCGGGGTGTACATGCGCACAAAGCCGCCCCGGCTGCTCGCTCTGGGCCTGCCCTTGCCCTTGGGCTCGCCGTACACCACAAAGTAGATGGCCGCGCTCATAGCTGACCTGCCTCTCGCATCGCCTGCACAAACTCTTCGATGTCAGGGCACGGCAGATCGCGCCAGCTGGCACCGTCGCCAGTCATGAACAGGGCCTCGTTGAGCACGTCATCGGGCACTGGCTGGCCATCCTTGGCCATGTCCAGCAGGCGCTGGGCTTCGGCGTGGGTCATTTGAACAGCCCCGCGAATGGGCTGGACAGCACGCGCCAGGCAGCGCCGCGCTTGATTTTGGTGATCCAGCTCTTGCTCACACCGTAGCGCGCAGCCAGCACAGAGCCAGACTCATCGCTCAGACGGATCTCCTGTGCCTTGGCTTCGCACAGCTTGGCCATCCCGTTGTCCACCCGGAACTTGCGCAGCTTGCTGGCCGTTACCGTGCTGACCTTGCGCTTCTTGGCCATGGCACGCATGTGCGCGGCCTCATGCTTCCACAGCGTGTGGTCAGGGTTGACGCAACGGTGATTGCCGCAGGTGTTGCCATAGTGGCCATCGGGCTGGGCCTGGCCGGTCACCAGCTCACGCAGCAGACGGCGCACGCTGGTCATTTTCTTTTTGCCGTCAGGGTAGGTGATGACCTGGGGCGTGTTGTTGGCGATGTAGCCCTGCCATTCCAGGCAGTCGCCGACCTCGACGCATCGGGCCTTGAGGCTGTCCTCGGTGTGTGTACTGCGGGGTCTGCTCACTGCTTGGCCCCCATCAGGAACTTCTGCAGGCGAGGGTTGAGCTCGCCGTAGCGCGGCTGCAGCTGGTCGCGCACGCACTGGTCAATGATCGAGCTGATACTGCGGCGCTGGTCTTCCGACGCCTTCTGCAGCAGCTCACGGCTGTCCTGGTGCAACCTCACCAGAAAGGGTTTGCGTTTGGTTTCCATGCCTAGAAGTATATCTCTGCGCTATCACTTGCAACAGGCATGGCCCAATTATTTGCAGGATGTTAGGGTAATCACCTAGAAAATAGTTTGTTTGAGGTCTTGTTGACCGCTATCGGTTTTCGTCTACAATGGAGCCATGTTCAACGCGCAGATGAAGCGCAAGGAGTTGCAAACATGACCACCACTATCATTACCAACACCGGCACCACAGACGCTGGCAAGTATTTCGAAGTTGACTGCGGCAAGACCTCTGCCCACGTCTACATCAGCAACGCTGGCTACATCAACGTCTGCTGCAAGAACGCATCGCACAAGGCCTGGAAAGCCAGCGGTCGCTACTTTCGCACCTTCGACGAAGCTCTGGCTGGCTACAAGTCGGCAGAGATGAAGGCCATCATCAGCACCGTGATGGAGGCCTGAGATGCGCACCCACCAGCAAAACCTGCAGACCATCCAGACCAACCTGGAGCGCTTCCAGGGTTATGCCAAGGCCAACCCCAGCGCCTGGAACTGTGGCCGCGTCGTGGCCCTCACAGAAGCCCTGGAAGACTACCAGCGCCACATGGCTGGCGAGATCGAGCGTCATGAGATGTGCTGGACAGCCATCGAGCTCACCATGGACATGCCCGCCTGGGGCACGGCTGGAACTTGAGGGGATGGCCATGAAATTCGTCGCCTATTACCGCGTCTCCACCGACCGCCAGGGCCAGTCTGGCCTGGGCCTGGACGCCCAGCGCGAGGCAGTCGCCCGCCACATCGGCCAGGCCGAGCTGGTCGCCGAGTTCACCGAGGTCGAGTCTGGCCGCAAGAATGACCGCGAGCAGCTGGCTCACGCCCTGAGCCTGGCCAAGCGTACAAAGGCCACCCTGGTGATCGCCAAGCTCGACCGCCTGGCCCGCAATGTTCACTTCATCAGCGGCCTGCTGGAGTCCAATGTGCCCTTCGTCTGTGCTGACATGCCCGAGGCTGACCGCACCTTCCTGCAGATGATGGCCGTCTTCGCCGAGTGGGAGGCGCGCAAGATCAGCGAGCGCACGAAGGCTGCGCTGGCCCAGGTCAAGGCCCAGGGTCGCAAGCTGGGCAGCCCGACGCCTGAGCTGGGCAGCGCTGCTGGCATCGCCAAACTGCAGGCCAAGGCCGACCGGTATGCCGAGCGCGTCGGCCCGGTGGTGCGCGAGATCATCGCCAAGACCGGGGCCAAGACCCTGCGCGACATCGCCGAGGTGCTGCAGGCCCGCGGCATTGAGACACCACGCGGGGGCTGCGTCTGGCATGCCAGCCAGGTCAGCAACCTGCTCAAGCGGATCTGACATGGACTGGCTGCTCGTCTTCGTCTTGCTCTGCGTGGTTGGCCAGCTGTGCCTGCCACTGATCGGCCACTGGCGCATGAGCCAGGCCGAGCGAAACGCGGCCAAGCGCCAGGAACTGATTGCCCACGCTGCCAGGGCACAAGAGATGGCAGCACAAAAGTTTGGAGAATGAGATGAGCATCAAGGAAATCGCCGAGGCAGTCGTGTGCTGCGCCCTGTTCGCCTTCATTGGCATCCTGCTGGCATGGAGGGGATGACCATGAGCGCACGCCGCACCGTCCCCACACACCCACTGCTGCAGGGCAGACCATACACCCCGGCTGCAGCCACAGACATCACCAAAACCTGGCTGCGTCACGGCTGGCAGCCGCCCTGCCGACAGGCCCAGGAAGAGGCCAAGATGCGCCTCAACCCCATGGGGGTGCCAGCATGAGCCAGACCACCCAGATCCTCGACATGCTCAAGCGCGGCCCGGTCACAGCCATGGACGCGCTGCAGCAGGCTGGCTGCTTTCGCCTGGCCGCCCGCATCGCCGACCTGCGCCAGCAGGGCCACCACATCGAGACCGAGACCATCGAGGTCAACGGCAAGCACATCGCCCAATATCAACTGAAGGAGAAATCATGGCTGGAAAATTGACAGACGACCGCGAGATGTCCGCATCCCGCCTGCCGGGCCTCATGGGGTTCAGCAAATACAGCACGCCCAATGATGAGCTGCAGTTCAGCATCAACGCGATCGACGGCAAGGAGCGCCCCGACATCGGCAACGAAGCCATGGCCTGGGGCAACACCCTGGAGCCGGTGATCCTGATCGAAGCCTGCCAGCGCCTGGGCATCGAAGGCAAGTTCGACATCACCGTGCCGTACAAGAGCCGCACCATAGCGCTGCAGTGCAGCTTGGACGGCATCGGGTTTGGCAATGGCCAGGAGATCGTCAGCGATCCCGACAAAGGCATCTTCGTGGTTGGCCAGGACAGCATCAAGCTCGACGGCCCTGGCGTGCTGGAAGCCAAGCTCACGAAGACCATGCCAGAAGAGACACCGCACTTGGCGCGCGGCCCCATCCAACTGCAGGGCCAGATGCTGGTCACCGGCCACAAATGGGGCGCGGTCTGCGTGCTCTACCAGGGCATTGAGCTGCGCGTGTTCCTGTTCGCCCCGCACTCGCAGACCCAAGACGCCATCGTCAAGGCCGTCAAGGACTTTGACGCCAGGCTGGAGACCTACCGCCACACGGGCGGCATCGAGTGGTACCCACCAGCCAGCAGCAAGGACATGGACCGCATGTTCCCTGTGGCCGCCGAGAAACAGGAAGTCGAGCTGCTGCCCGAGGCCGAGCAGTGGGTGGGCGTCATCCTGCAGGCACAGGCTGACATCCGTGAGGCCGAGTCCAGTATCGAAAAAGCTGAAAAAAAGCTGAAAAAAATGTTGGGACAGGCCGAGCTTGGCCGTGTTGGCAACGTGCTGGTCAAGTGGCCGATGCGCCACTATGCAGCCAAGCCTGCGCGCATGGTCGCGGCCAAAGAAGCGTACAGCGTGCGCCAGTCCACGCTGTCTGTGAAAGAGCTGCAATGAACATGATCGACCACCCTACCATCGCCCCGTTTTATGAGGCCGCCGTCGTGGCGTTTCTGAATGCCTGCCCGACCGCCGAGGAACATGAGGCCGAGGCGTTCGTGGACGCCATGGCCGAGCTCATCATCACCACCCTGAAAACCTACGTCGAGGAAAATCATGACAGCACTGACAACCACTGACCGCCGCGGCTTTGCCCCGGCCACCATCACCGAGGCCATCCAGTTCAGCGAGATGCTGGCCAGCAGCCAGATGGTCCCCCGCGCCTACCAGGGCAAGCCGCAGGACATCATGGTCTGCGTGCAGTGGGGCTATGAGATCGGCCTGGCCCCCATGCAGGCGCTGCAGAACATCGCCGTGATCAACGGCAAGCCCAGCGTGTACGGCGACGCAGCCATGGCCCTGGTGCAGGCCAGCCCGGTCTGCGAGGATGTCGAGGAATACTTTGAGGGCGAGGGCACACCCAACCCCGTGGCCGTCTGCGTGGCCAAGCGCAAGGGCCGCAAGCCTGTGGTCTCAAAGTTCTCTGTCGAGGACGCCAAACGCGCCGGTCTCTGGGGAAAGCAGGGCCCATGGCAGGCCTACCCCAAGCGCATGCTGGCCATGCGAGCCCGCGGCTTCGCCCTGCGCGATGCCTTCCCCGATGTGCTCAAGGGCCTCATCACCGCCGAGGAAGCCCAGGACTACCCGGACGAAGCCAAGCCACGCCAGGCCAAGGACATCACCCCGCGCAACCCGCTGGACGTGATCGCCGCGCCAGAGATCCCTGCCGTGACCAGCGAGCCAGCCGTCATTGAGGCCGCATTCGCCGCCGACCAGGAGGCTGAGGCCGTCAATGCCCTGGTGGCAGAGGCTGCTGCAGAAGGTCTGGAAGTCGTGGACATTCCCGAGATTACTGTCGCGCCCGAGACAGAGACTGTCGCGCCAGAGCAACAGTCGGAAAATTCGATCGGTTTTTCGCTACAAGTGCCTGGCAAGGAAGAGCCGGTCAGCGTGCATGCCAGCCTGGAGGAGTGGGGTGAGGCTTATGAGGCCATGGCCGACAAGATCGCCAAGGCAGGCAAGCGGCCAGCGCGCGAGCGCATGACCATCCTGCGCGAGTTCAAGGAGGCCAATGACGATACGCTCAAGCGCATCGACACGGTGCTTCGGGTCAGGCACACAGCTGCGTACAGCCAGCGCCTGAAGGCCCTGGGCGCGGCTCAGTAACCCAGCGAGGCCAGCACGGCTTTGTAGCGGCGCTGTCGGTCTTCCAGGCCGATGGTGCCGCCGTTGATCTTTTTGGTCAGGCCAACGAAGTCATCGGCGTCAGCGAGCGGGCCGCACTTGTTGACCGACCAGAACCAGGCGGCAGACAGTGCGGCACCCTCCGGCTGCAGCAGCAGGTCAGGGTTGGCCACCAGGTCCAGGCCAAGCGCCTGGCCGCAGCGGGTGTAATTGTCCTTGCCGGTCAGCTGCTTGAGCCCGCGGCCTCGGTACAGCCACCCTTCGCCAGATTCTGGCGGGCCATTGCCCATCCGGCTGGCGTACACCACATTGGCCAGCGGCTCTGGCTTGCGCTCCAGCGCCAGCGCGAACTTGTTGGGCACCAGCGCACCCTTGGCGTCCCGCTTGGGCTTGCCGTCAGGGCCGACCTCGGCGAACCGCTTGGGCCAGCAGACGGCCATGGTGGCTGCACGGTAGTTCAGGTTCTCGGTCAGCATGGTGTAGCCGCCAGACTCATGCGCAGTCTGCGCCAGCCAGGCCGCCACCTGGCGCTCTGAGATGATGTTGAAGCGGGCCATGGCCGCCTGCACATGCGGCAGCCAGCGCTCGGCCACGTCGCGCTTGATGCCAGCGGCTGTCAGCTGGTCAATGCCCGGCGTCATTTTTTGTCATCCTTCATGCGGCTGCCCTGCGAGCTGCCCAGCAGGAAAGCGAACATGCTGGTCACGATGGTGCCCATCACATAGCCCAGGATCGTGTCGGCATATCGCTGGCCGCTATCTGGGATCGGTGCCCAGATCAGCGACGGGATGAACACGATGGCAAAGGCTGACCAGACGGCGATGAAGTAATAGATGAACCGACGCACCAGCGGGTCATCAGACTTCATTGCTGCCATCTGCATGTCGGTCGCACGCTGGCGCGACTTCTCATCCAGCTCGGCCATGAATTCCTCATGCTTCATGGCCTCTGCTTTGAGCTTCTCGTTGTACTCAGGCGTGGCCTGGCCCTCTGGCTTGAGCTCGATGCCCAGCTTGTCCTGCACAGCGTCCACGCCCTTCTCAATCACGGCGTCTGCGACCTTGTGCATGCCGTTGCTGATCAGGTTGGACACGATGGATGCGACGAATGGCAGCATGTCATGCCTCCTTTTTCTCTTCGGGTTTGGGCGGCTCTTCCTTGGGCGGCATCATGTCCTTGATGGCGTCCTTGCCCTTGATTGCCAGCAGCGTCCCGAGCGAGCCCAGGATGTATTTGGACATGTCGGACAGCAGGAAGAAAAACTGTTTGTCAGCAGGTGCGATCCCGCTCATGGGCTGGGTCACGAAGACCAGGCTGTACATGGACAAGATGACCATCGACATGATGGTCACGCAGAAACTGACAGCGATGGTCAGCTTGATCTTGGACTCAACGTGCTCAGGGTTCCAGCTCATCGCACCTCTCCTTTCAGTTCATCGGGTTTCATCAGTTGGTCGGGGCAGGTCTGCGTGATGGCGCAGTCTGGTCGCTGGCAGAACTGCTTGTCCCAATTTTTGCGATCCATGCAGGGATAGCGGAACTGGTCTTGGCAGCCAGCCAGCAGAGTCAGACACAGAATGGCGAACAGTCTCATATGCCCAGCTTTCCAAGTACAAAATCAACGATGCGATCTGCGATGTGAACAGGCAGATATGGCAGCAGGCTGAACACCCACCACGCCACCCACAGCTTGCATGAGATGGTCATCCAGGTGACCACGTTTTTCCAGAAGTCGTCCCACACATCACCTCCAGCACTTGGGTGTCGTGTTGCGGCACGCCTCAATCAGCTCAATGAAACCCCAGAAGAAAAAGATGAACAGCACGACGGCAAAGCCAATGGCCAGCATCAGCTCGTTGAGCTCTTTCTGCCTGCGCTTGCGGTTGCGCTCGCGCACCTTCTCGCGCTCGGCCTCAGCCTTTTCCTCGGCGTCCATCTGGGCAGCACGGGCCACGATGTTGTTCCAGATGTCCATGTTGTTGGACGCGAAGAACAGACCTTTGAGTTGCTCTTCAAAATCCTTCTGAGCCTTGATGGCCAGCTCGATCTCGATGGCCTTGCCCATGTTGGAGCCGCCAGCCTTCTTGGCCTGGCGCGCTGCCTTGGTCGCCGTGTGCTTTGCGTCGAAGTATTTGCCGATCAGCGGGCCGAGACTGGCCACATCATCAACAGTCTTTGATGCCTTCTTGATGAGCGCGACCGCGGAGTTGACCGCTGCCAGTGCGCTGATCGGGTCAATCACAATCAGCCCTTCATCATCTGCACAAGCATCATGATGATGCTGGCAAAGCCAGCGATGACCGAGCACGCAGCACCGATCATCAGAGTCTCAATGCGCTTGAGCCTGGCGTTGCTGCTGCGAAACTGCAGCTCAATGTTCTGATAACGCAGAGCACAGATCTGCTCATGCGTTTCAAGGCGTTGCTCGGCGGCGGTGACCATACTGCATCACTCCCATCAGTTATGTGTTTGCTCATCCGCAGGCAGCGGCTCGTTGCCCTCGGCGCACCATGCGAGGTACGCCACGTAGTCGGTGTTGGCGGGGTCGAAGGGGATGATCGCTCCATCTACAACTCGCTGGATTTGCTGAGTTTGAATGTCGCCGGTATGTACATTTCTGACTTGTTTGTAGATCATGTCAAAGCTCCGCCGTGAACAAGAAATTACCTGTTTGCAAAAGACCTGCTGTTTCCCACGCAAACCCAGAGCGAAGTATCGTGTATGTAAAGCCAGAGGGCGTCATGTATTGAGCGCCAGAACCAAAAGACCCCGCGATTGATGCCCCGTTCAGAGAAAATGTGGGAGAAGCTCGCATCACAGCAGGAAATGTGAACCAGTAGGCGTTTATTGCGTTGCCGCCCACGTTGTTTGTGAAGTCTCCGATGTACCTGTACCCATCACCAAAAGCGTAGCAATACCTCTGACACAGCGTCAGCTCCAGACCATACGGCCTGCGCTCAAACGGCGTGGCGACAGTGCCTGCTTCAAGCTGGACGCCGGTGATGTAGAAGGTTGCGCCGTTGGTGCCGACTACAGAAACAGCACCAGCAACAGACCCAACGCTATTTGCTCCCCATGTATTGGATGTGGTGTTGAAACTCGACCCCATCCCCAAATTGAACGCAACCTGAATTCCATTTCCATTTGTTGTGTCGTAGCTTCCTGTTGTGTCACCGGGAATAGTGATGGTCTTGTATTCCCAGGTATTGGCTGAGTTAATTGTGTATGTTGCCGGATACGACCTTGTGTATCCAGCGCCTCGAAGCTGCACGACAAACGTACCAGTCAGCGAACTGCGAACCCAAAACGACAGCGTGGCTGCTTGAGCGCTTGCAGTCCCCCACGCAAGATCGGCGGTGTTGTATCCTTCGATTGATTGATACAGCACAAACCAGTCAGTGCTAGGGACGGCGTAGGCAGACGTGCTTGTCAGGCCAAGATAGTTTTTGAAACCATTAGGTGGTGTAACTGCGCCAGCGTTTTGCTGCATTGTCAACTTTGATGCTTGAGTTCCATAAACACCAAAACGATCAACAGTAAAAATACTGGAGGTTGTGTTCGTGACCGCCGCCCCAGCGTTCCTCTGATCAATCCGCATGTCGCCGTTGATGATGCGGTTTCTAAAGCCAAGCGAGCTGCCGTCATAGGCGCTGGCCAGTTCTGCTAATTCTCTTGAGCGTCCCATTTATGCGGCTCCTTTCAGTGCGGCCACATCGGCCTTGAGTTTGTTGATTTCAGCGACAGCCTCTTGCAAGGCTGCGGTCAGGGTAGCCACAAGGAAGCTGGTGTCGATGCCTTGGTAGACAGGTTTACCTTCAGCATCCACTGCGTCTTTCTCGCCAGTCACCGCATCTGGACACACCTCTTGCAGTTCATGAGCGATAAAGCCCTCACCGTCAGAGCCGTCTGCTTTCCACTTGTAGGTGCAGGGCTTCAGTTGAGCAACCTTGGCCAACGCGCCAGTCATCGGCTGGATGTTTTCTTTCAGGCGGTAGTCTGAGCTTGTGTTGTATGCGGTGGCTGTTGTGGAGCGAGTAACCGTGCCGACTTGACCACCGTTATAAAGAAACTGCAAACACACTTCAGTTGCCGCACTCGCGCCGTTAAAAGTAATTAAGCCGGGAGCAGTTGCATTTCCAGAAGTTTTGTAAAGTGTGATACCAGTACCGCCAGCACTCGTCGTCCCCACCAGCAAGTTACCGCTGGAGTCCAGCGTCATTGCCGTAGTGAAGGAGATGGAGTTTCCTGCTGTGCCGGAGGGGGCAATACGCCACTCATGTTGGTTGCCGGTTATGGCGTACCTACCCGCCGCCCCGTTCGTCTTGTAAATGGCATTTGAGCCGTTGAAATACTGGTTAAAACTGATGTTTGCGTCGTTATCTGAGGCGTAAAACGACCCTTTGCTTGCAATATCAAATACCTTAATTCCAAAACTTGTTGTCCAAGCACTCGGCGTAACCCCCAACCCCAAATTCCCACTCGCATCCAGCGTCATCGCCTGAGTGAATGAGATGGGCTGACCAGCGCCAGATGTATTATTTGAAGCAGTAAAGAACCGATGCTGACCCGATGCCTGACGATACAGGGTTGCATAGCCGTTTGCGATGTAGAAGTCGCCAGAGTTCCGGTAGTAGTTGTTTGTGATGTCGAAGTTACCGCCACCGCTATCGCTGATGCCTCCACCCGCACCGATTTGCATAGCTTTCCAGCCAGACTGCCACGCACTCGGCGTCACCCCGAGGCCGAGGTTGCCTGACGCAAGGGTCACGCCATTGCCGCCGTCTGTGCGCACAAAGCGCGAATCAGATTGCGTCTGCGTGTATGTGTTGGCCACATCAAAGGTGCGGAAGGCGTCAATGACCACCTCGTCGCCAGCAGCTGCAGCAGCCGCCAACACCACGCTGGTGCCAGTGCTCGCCGTGAAGTCATCACCAGGCCGCAGGCGCACGCCGTTCACAGACACGAACACATTGCCGACCGTGTAGCTCAGGGTCACGGCGTTGGCATCGGCGCCAGAGAACGTGGTCTGGCCAGCGGTGGCTACATACTCATAGGTCACCAGGCTGGCCTGCTGGGCAGCAGAAGCCTCAAGCCACTGCGAGCCGTCCCAGACCTTCATGCCGATGGGAGCCGTGGTGCGGTAATACAGCGCGCCAGTCACCAGCGGGTCGCCGTCGTTGTCCACGGTCGGGTTGCTGGCCTTGGCACCCAGGTAGCGGTCGTCAAAGTTGTCCAGGCTGGCAGCGGCTGCAGCTGCCGATGCGGCTGCCGAAGTGGCCGAGCCAGCGGCTGCGGTTGCGCTGTTGGCAGATGCCGTGGCGCTGTTGGCCGAATTGGTGGCAGAGCTGGCCGATGCGGTCGCGCTGTTCGCTGCGTTTGTTGCGCTTGTCGCTGCGTTGCTGGCCTGGGTCGTGGCCGTCGAAGCGCTGCTGGCCGCATTGCTTGCAGAGGTGCTGGCCTGGCTGGCGCTGGTGGCCGCGCTGGTGGCCGAGTTGCTGGCGTTGGTCGCCTGCGTGGTCGCAGTGCTCGCGCTGTTGCTGGCGCTGGTCGCACTGTTGGCAGCGTTCGTGGCCGACGTGGCGGCATTGCTCGCCTGGGTGCTGGCGGTGGATGCCGACGAAGCCGCAGCCGTTGCCGAGTTGGCAGCGTTGGTCGCCGATGTGCTCGCGTTGCTGGCTTGCGTGCTGGCCGTGCTGGCAGAGCTCGCGGCATTGCTGGCCGAGGTGGACGCATTGCTGGCAGACGTGGCAGCCGCAGAGGCAGAGGCTGCAGCGGCAGTGGCCGATGCGCCAGCGCTGGCAGCGTCCACCAGCAGGAACCACTTGGCAGCGTCAGTGTTGGTGCTGATCGGCTGCGTGCCCGAAGAGGTGTGCTGCACCAGGCACTGCCAGACGTTGCTGGTCGTGGTGTCCTTCACAATGTCGCGGACGTAATACAGCGTGCCAGAGGCCCAATTGCCGCGGTTTGTTCCCAGCGTGTCGCCCAGCGACGGGTTGCCCTGGGCGTCGAAGGCGAGCGTCTTGCCAGCGCGCAGGGAGGCGCGCGGCAGCGTCATGTTGATGTTGGTCGGGTCGGTCTGCGGGGCCTTGAGCGCACGGTCAATGGCCTCGGCGTTCTGCTGGGCGAAGATGGTCTGCTGGTCCATCTCATCGTTGACGGTATTGGCAAAGAAATCGCCGCCCGTCACGAAGTCGGTGGTGCGCTGAATGGTCCGATTGCCGACGATGGCGATCTGCGTGGCACCAGTGGGCGATGCCGTCAGCGTGATGTAACCCGTGCCGTTGGCGTTGATCGTCACCGTGTAATCGGTGGTGATCGTCAACAGCGCGTCGTCCTTGTAAACGGCCACATCCCCTGCGGCCAGGATCTCAAAGGTGAAGTTGTACGGGCCGGTGCCGCTGGCTGCGTAAACTACACGGCGGGTCACATTGGAAATTGGGATGCCCATGGCTTAATCCGTCCTTTTGGCGATTGTATTGAGTCAGTCAGGTTTGTAAAACAGGCCCTGGGCCTTACGCGCTTCTGACAATTCGTAAATCTTGGCTTGCAGCGTCAAGTCTTCAGAGATCAGCGTTTTTTTGGCAATGTCCATGAAGCGTGAATGCACGCGCTGCACAGTTTGTTGCTGATCGGCCAGTGTCATTTCTGGCGAGTTAAAGCCTGGCGTGCGCATGACGCCCAGGATCTCCTGCTTGCTGGGCAGCTCCTTGCCGTAGATTGTCAGCAGTCGGTTGTACTGGTAGGCATCAAGCTCAACGCCGTCAATCTTGCGCTCTGGCATGCCGACTGGCGAGCCGATGCGCACCAGGGCGTCATCCACCTCGCTGAACTGCATCGGGCTCACGCGCGTCGGCAGCACCAGCTCATAGGGTTTACCCTGGCCAGACTTGATCGGGTCGCCCCAGAGGTTGAGCTGCTCGGGAAGCATGTCGTTGAAATACGGCAGACGCGACTTGTAGCGGTTGAAGGCTTCCACGAAACCGCGCACGCCCATGGGCAGGTCGGGGCTGGCGCGTGTGTCGCGGTTGGTCGGGTCGCTCAGGCGCTCAATGCCAGCGATCAGCGAGCTGTACGCACCGGCAGGCGAGCCGCCGATGACGAAGCCGCCGAACTGCTTGACCAGGCCGTCCACGATTTTCTTGCCGTCCACCTCGCCCATCTGGTTGCTGCCAATCAGGCGCGAGACATCGGCCACGCCCTGCAGATAGGGCTGCTCCTTGAGGTACTCATACAGGCCATAGGTCGCGCCCAGGAAGACCTGCTCGATCTTGCCAGCGTCGGGCTCATGCTGGGCATATTCGGCATAGTCGGCGGCGATGGCCAGCAGCGCGGAGATCGGCTCCATGCCCTGGTAGCTGACCCACTGGTCGCCGACCTTGATGCTGTACGGCATCCAGCCGTCGCGCATGGCAGCCTCGCGGTCAGCCTTGCGAGCTGGGCCGCGCCCGGTAATCATGCCCTCGGCAGCAGCCGCGCCAAAGGTCGCCAGGATGGCCGAGCCCATGGTCATCTTGGCCAGAGCCATGTCGCGGTAAATGCCGCCCTTGCGCAGCTCGTCCATCCACTGCGATGACAGGAATGAAAACGGGGTGCGCTCCAACACCTGCAGGCCGATGTTGGCCGGGGTCTTGAAGAACGGCACCACCACCTTGAGGGCGGGGTGGTTGAACACGTCCTGCAGGTTTTTCAGGGCAGGCGGCAGGTCAGCCGTGAATGTGCCCTTCTGGGCGTAATTCATGGCCAGCTGGTCCAGATCAGCTGGCGGGTTGGCCAGCAGATTCTCTGCCTCCAGCATGGCCTTGGCAGCCGCCTCGGACTCGCTCATGCCAGCGTCCAGCGACTCGCGGTACACGGCCTTGCTGCGACGGGTCACCTGGGCGTTCATCTCCATGCGATAGAACACGCCTTTGAAGAACTCGTCCTGAGTCATCAGCGCGCGGCCAGGCACAGTGATGGCGGTGCCGTAGTAATCCAGCCCCTTGCCCAGCCAGGTTTCTGGACCCTGGCCAGTCATGCGCTGCAGGGTCTCGCCAAGGCTTTCCTGCAGGCCGCGCTGCTCTTCGATCTTGGACAGCATGTCGCTTGGCGTGCGGGTCTTCCAAGCGGTGCTGGCCAGCTGCAGGCCCTCAGTGATCCCGTTGCGCAGCGACTGCACCATGGTCAGCGCTTCGTCATAGGCGATCTTGTCCTCGGCAGAGCCGGGCACCAGCGACTTCCAGCTGCGCACGCCATTGGGCAGCACGTTGCCATAGAAGGCAGCGACCAGGCGCTCAGGAATCTGATACAGGCCAAACAGGCTGTTGCCGATGATGTTCTTGGCATGCGAGACCGGAGAGGACAGCAGGCCGTTGATGTAGGTGGTGAACCAGACGTCCTTGACGCCAGACATCATGGACTTCTCAACCAGGGCGTTCTGGGCCGCGCGCGACTCCAGCGTCAGGTAGCTGCGGGCCATGTCCTGCAGGGCAGCGTCGCCGCCGTACTGGTCCAGCACCTGGCGGATGATGGCAGCGTCGCCCTCGCGGGGGATGCGGAACACGGCCAGGGCGCGGGCAGTCTCGGTCTGCATGCCTTTGACGCCCTTCTGAATCATGCCGTGGAAGGCGATCTGCTGGCGCAGCTTGAGCTTGTCAGCGTCGGTGGCCACGCCCTCGTCCACCATCTTGAACAGGCGCGTGAGCTCATTGGCGCTGGACTCCAGCACCTCCAGCGCTTTGTAGGTCTCGACGGCGTTGGCCATCATGCGGCCATCGTTGCCCACCAGACGGCTCAGGAAGGCCTCAGAGATGCCGTTCTCTGTGGCCTTGGCCTTGATCTCGTCGAAGGTCACAGCCTTCGTCTTGATGCCCAGGGCGTCGGCCACACCACCCACCAGGGCAGCAGCATCCTCGGTCTGGTAGCGCGACAGGTTAAAGGGCTCGACAGGGATGCCAGCCTCAATCTCGGCCTGGCTCGGGCTGGGCTTGCCAGTGGTCTGGCCAGACACGCGGCGAATGGCAGCAGCCGACTGCACTGCGTCAGTCAGCTGCGCGTCAGCTTCAGGGATGACCTTGAACCGTCCAGCCTTGGCGGCCTCTGGCAGCTCGCCCGCAGGCGTCGTCGGCAGCAGCTGGCGCTCGGCCTGGGCTGCGCGCTTGGTCACCAGTTTGCGCAGGGCGGCCTCAACAGGCCCAGCGACCATGACGCCTTCGTCCATGCTCGGCGTGCCCGGCTCGACGGTCACGGGCTCGGACGTGTCCACCACGCCCTCGGCAGGCATCGGCTCCAGCGGAATGTCAGCAGCAGGGGCTGCGGCTTCGGCAGCGGGCAGGATGCTGCTCAGGCGTTGATCGAGGGAAGGGATGGCCATCGGTTAGCTCCTGACTGTGGAGCGCGACGGCCCCTGGTTATTTGTTGCGGATTTCGGGCGGCAGAGTTGTCTCGTCCAGCTCATCTGGCAGCCCCTCCGGATATGCCAGGCCCAGGTAGTTTTCCCGCGTCAGTGGCAGGCCGAACTTCTTGAGCAGACCCAGGACGTAATCCGGCTCGCTCCCACTCGGGAGCGTCGATGCCGCCTGCAGCTCGGATGACTTCATTTCGCGCCTCATCAAGTGAAAGTTTGCCCTGCCTGTATTTTAGCCAGATGCC